TACTTAGTGGTCTTGAAAGACAAACAGGAGCTGGAGATATTGCAGCTATATTTACTTACATGAAAACTTTAGATCCAACTTCTGTTGTTAGAGAAGGTGAATATGATAAAGCAAGATTAGCAGGTTCAAAGATAGATAGATATACAATAGGTCTTTATAAACAAGTTGTAGATGGAACTGATTTAACTCCAAAACAAAGAGAAGATTTTTCAAGAACAGCTTTTAAATTATTTGAAGCAAATCAACAATCTATTGATTCGTTTAGAAATAATATTAGCAGTAGCATTTTACCAAAAGGCATTAATCCTACAGATGTATTTATAGATAGTGATATTAGACCAAAACAAATTAAAGTTGGAGAAAATATTATTCCTGTTCCATTAGGAACTTCGTTAATAGGATTTGATTCAACAAATGATAAATTAATTTATCAAACACCTGGTAAAAATGGTTTTCAATTTAAAGTTAGCAGAAGAAAAGAATATTAATTTTTAATATATAAAAAAATGGCTGATATTTTAGAAGCAGAAATAGTAAAAGACTATAATCCTCAAATTCAAATAAATATACCTAGTGTTGGTACGACAACAAATTATGCAAGTACATTAGGATCATCTAAAGCAACAGAGGCAGAATTAGTTGAAAATTTTGACCAACCAAAGAATTTAAGAACTATTCCATTAAGAATAAAAACTGCCGTTGCTGCAGCTCCAAATACTGAATCTAAATTTGCAACATTACAAAAATTTTATCCAAATGGAGTTGAACAAGATAAAACAGATCCAAATAATTTTTATGTCATAAATGAAAATGGTGAAAAATTAATTTTAACAGATAAAAATAATTTTGATATGAGTTATGGATTAGATTTTATTAGACCAGCTTCTCAAATTGTTGGTCAAACAATAGGCGCAGGATTAGGTGCAGCATCAGGACTTGTTACTGGCGGAATTGGTGGTGCAGCTTATGGAGCTGCTAAAGGAGCTGCTTTGGGAACAGCAGCAGGAACAGAAGTTGCTGAATTAATTGGTAAAACTTTAGGAACAGAAATTTTAAGAACACCAGAAGAACTAGCCCAAGAAAGAATTATGGATTTTGGTTACGGTGGAGCAGGTCAAGTTCTTGGGCCAGCTATTGTTAATGGTGCAAAATATTTATTTAGAGGTGGAAAAGAAGCTACAGAATTAATGGTAAAAAGATTAAAAGATTTTGGAAATGCAGGAGTTTCTCCATCTCTTGGTCAAGCAACAGAAAACAGAGCAATACATACTGTTGAAATGTTTGTAAATAATATGCCAGGCGGAAAAGTAATAAGTGATTTCGCACAAAATGCTCAAGACGATCTTGGAGCAAGAGCAACTAAAATTGCCGCTAATTTAATTGATAAAGAATTTCCTGCAACAACAATGCAAGCTGGTCAACAAATTACTTATGGATTAAGACCTGTATCTATTGCTGAAGATGGGATATCAGCTCAAGATAGTTTTATTGGTCGTTTTAAATCAAAGGCAGGGGTATTATACGGAGATGTAGATAGATTTATTAAACCACAATCAAACGTAAAATTAACAAATACTATTGCAGAATTAAAAAATCAAGTATCTCCAATTGCTGGAGCTGAAAATACTTCTGCTATTTTTAAAAATGGTTTTTTAAATGATGTTTTAGAAAATGTACAAATGGATGTTGCTAGACAAACGTATGGTTCAAATCAATTACCTTATGACGCTGTTAAACAAATAAGATCAAAAATTGGAAATAAACTTGCAGATTTACCATTAATCACAGATGTTGATAAAGGTTCATTAAAATTAGTTTATAAAGCATTATCTGATGACATACAATCTTTTGCATCATCTCAAGGAGATAAAGCCGTTAACGCTTATAATAGAGCAAATAATTTTTACAAAGCAGGATTAAATAGAATTGAAACATATTATGAACCAATTCAAAGAATTGCAGATCCAGATAAAATAGCAAATGAATTATTAAATTCTGCTAAACAAGGAGCTTCAAGAATTAATGCTATAAAAAAAGGTTTAACAGATGATCAATATAAAGTTTTTGTATCTTCAATGGTGGATCGTTTAGGTAAAATTAGACCATCACAAGGAATAGCAACAGAAGCTGCAGGTGAAGTTGTTTCTGGATATGGACAATTTTCAAGTGAAACATTTTTAACAAATTGGAATTCTTTAAATAAAATGTCTAAAGATGTTTTGTTTTCTGGCAAAGGATTAACAAATGTAAGATCTGATTTAGATACAATTGCAAGAGTTACTTCTATTATTAGAGAAAGCGGAAAAACATTTAGAAATCCATCTGGTAGCGCTGATAGATTGCTTGGACAAGGATTTATAGCCGGTACAATAGGTTCTGCAATAATAGGAAATATTTCAAATTTACTTTATATACCTGTTGTAGCTGGTGGTGCAAATATTTCAGCAAAACTTTTTACAAACCCTAAATTTATAAATTGGTTAGCTCAAGGAACTAAAATTGGAGAAACAAAAGGAGCTGATGCAATTGTTGAACATCTTGGAAGATTAGGAAGTGTAATGGCTAATGCAGATTCTGAATCAAGACATTTTATTAATAATTATTTACAAATGCTTAAAAATTCAGAAGAAAAGAAAATTAAAAAACAACGACAATGACGACTCAATCACAAAAGAACAACGAACAAATACTTCTATTAAAAGGTAAGTTAAGTTTATTAGATCAGAAAATTGACTTATTAATGAATAATCACTTAAAACACATTGAAGATAAGATCAATACTATATATAAGGTGTTATGGTTAGTAGTAACACTAAGTATAGGGGCATTGGCAGATTTAATAGTAAGAGTATTAAGCCATTAAACAAAAGCGCTATTGGAACTTTATCGGAATATGAAGCAATCTGCTCTCTTGTTAAGCAAGGATATATGGTTGCAAAGTCTATTGATCCACAATGCGTTTTTGATTTGGTTGCAATCAAGCCAAATGGTACAGTAAGATTAATAGATGTTAAAACAAAATCATTTCGTAAAAAAAATAATCACAATATTCACAGAACTACAAACGATAAACAAAAAAAACTTGGTGTAGAGTTAATGATTATGGAACAAAAAAATATATTGAAAGATTTAAAAGACCAACAAAGATTATACACAGAAGATAAACTTACAGTTGAACAAAACAAATATAATAAAAAAAGAAAAGAACAAAAATGTTATAAATCATTTAAAGATTTAGCAAATATTTTTCCAAACAAAGATCATATCAACTCAACAGATTAGATGTGTTTGTAACATGAGTAAATTTAAATGGTTTGCAGCATCAATTAATATTGGTGCTTCATTACTTCAAGCGTCAGCTATTCTTTCACTACAATGGTTTGCATGGTTATTATTAATAATCTCTGTAATCTGTTGGAGTTATGTTGCATATAAAGAAAAAGATTTTGCAAGATTAACACAACAAACTGTTTTTATAACAATTGCAAGTATAGCGTTATATAATTGGTTTAAATTTAGATAGTAAAATATTTTTAAATAACTATAAATATAAAATGGATTATCAAGAAGTTAAAATTAGAATTAAAAAACATGAAGGATTTCAAGCTGAAGTTTATTACGACAGTTTAGGTAGAGCTACTATTGGTTATGGACATTTGTTAACAGCTAATGATGATTTTGTTGAAGGAATTCAATATGATAAAGCTGCGTTGGAAAATTTATTTGATAAAGATTTTAATAAAGCTAAACAGGGTATGGAAGAATTAGTTGGCAAATCAGCATTACCTATAATTATTAAAGGTGTTATTATTGAAATGGTATTTCAATTGGGTAAAACTGGAGTATCTAAATTTAAGAATATGTTTGCAGCTTTAAATGAATATGATTATATTAAAGCCGCTGCTGAAATGATTAATTCAGCATGGTATAAACAGACACCAAACAGATGCAAAGAACTAGCTAATCTAGTTACAAAATGTGAAATATAAATGTTACCAATTTTATCAGCTTTAACACCAATACTTTCAAAAGTTTTTGACGTAGTAGATAAGTCTATTACTGACAAAGATTTAGCAGCTAAATTAAAAGCAGAACTTAATACTCAATTATTACAATCAGGAACAGAAGAATTAAAAGCATCTGCTAGAATAATTGAAGCAGAAGCTAAAGCTGGTTGGTTTACATCAAGCTGGAGACCACTTTTAATGTATGTATTAATTTTTATGTTAGTATGGAATTATATTTTAAGTCCAATAATTTTTGTATTATTTGGTGTTAAATCTAGTGTTGATCTACCTTCGGAAATCGTAAGTCTTTTAACTGTTGGGGTTGGAGGTTATACTGTTGGCAGAAGTGCAGAAGCAGTTGCAAGAACAATGGCTAATAGACCAACAGACAAAGAATAATAAAATTACAAATATATGTTATCCACAGTAACAACTTATTGGGGTTAATAAAAAACAAAACATGAATAAAAACAGAACAATACAAGAACAGATTAGATAATGATTACTTATAGAGGAGAAAAATTTTCTGGTTATAATAAACAAAAAAGAACTCCAGGAGAAAGAAAGAAATTTGCAGTCTTGGCAAAGAAGGGTAGTGAAGTTAAGATAGTTAGATATGGTGATCCTGAGATGAGAATTAAAAAATATATAGAATCAAGACGTAAGTCTTTCAGAGCTAGACACAAATGTGATACCGCTAAAGATAAATTTACAGCAAGATATTGGTCTTGCAAAAATTGGTAAGAATGATTGATTTAAAAAACAGAGGAACAAATGATCTTGAAGTTATAATATATAAGTTAAAAAAACGTACTGATGTTTTAAAGAAATTAATAAAGAAATTAAAAGACCAAATTAAATCTAATAAATAATGACTAAAAAAAAATTCAGACTGCAGCATGTAGGATTTTGTAAATCCTGCGCTGTTGAAATTATTAATACAGATTCATTTGTTATCTACGCAGATAGAAACTGTCAGCATGTAACATGTATGGAGAAAGAATATAAAGATGGCATTTCTAAATCACAACACACCAATACTCAAAGCCAAGATAAAATTAGAGTTTCTATATAATAAAGAAAAACATATTGGCGGAGAAGATGAATGTATTATTCATTCTGTAACAACCATTGAGGGTAAAACACCACTATTTAATATCT